GGTTATTCGGGAAAAAAGCCAGTACCGTCTGTTTGGTTTCAACTCCGGGTATACCAACGCTGCTGCAAAGGGGATTGCAGGAACACAATTACAGGATACTATCGCGTGGAATGACCTACGGGGAATCAAAGCTTTTGTAACGTTTAGTGAATATGATGGGTTCGCAGAGCGGATTTATTTTGGAGGGTCTGACGGGTATGTTTATCAGATGGAGCAGGGCAACACGTTCGACGGGACAGATATTCCAGCAACCTTTGCTACTCCGTTCGTACCGTTAAACGACCCAAACGTACGCAAAACGATTTACAAGGGGACTACATACTTGGATGTCAATGGGGATTTCGACCTCGAATTCTCTCTCAAGTTTGACTTTGACCAACCCGCTAGTCCTCAACCAGACTCAATCTTGAGTACCGATGCAGGGGCATCCATTACCTACGGGTCTGGTATCTACGGAACGTCTCTTTTCGGGACGAAACAGAAGGCCATCTTTGATGTCCAAACAATCGGTTCGGGATTTACCGTATCGATTCTTTACGAAACGACAGGAACTAACACAGACGCAGTATTCACCATCGACGCCGCTACCCTTGAATTTGGCACGAATGGAAGGAGATAAGAAAGATGGGAACAGGTTACACCAGAAACGACACCCCTAATAACATTGCAGACGGAAACGTAATCAACGCCTCTGACCTTGACGGCGAGTTCGATGCAATTCAGGCGGCGTTTAACGCAACAACAGGCCATTCGCACGATGGCACAACAGGCGAAGGTCCTCAGATTACAGCCGCTGGTATTGCCAACGATGCGGTCGCGCTAGGAACTAAAACAACAGGTAACTATGTTGCTGCCGGGGCGGTTAGCGGTGTAGGTCTATCTGGTTCAGCCAGTGCTGAAGGCGCAACATTCACAGTCACATCTAATGCCACTGATGCAAACACGGCAAGCACTATTGTTGCCCGTGATGCAAGTGGCAATTTTTCTGCCGGAACCATTACTGCTGCACTGACAGGTACAGCATCTAACGCTGCTCTACTTGATAGCCTTGACAGCACACAGTTTCTTCGTAGCGATGCGGCAGATACCAAAACAGCAGGTGACTTATCATTCAGTGATAATGTCAAGGCCATCTTCGGTACTGGCAGTGACCTTCAGATTTATCACGATGGTAGTAATAGTTACTTTACCGAAAGTGGAACAGGCCGTATTTATGTTACAACAAATGGACCGTCAGTAATTCTTGGGAAAACTGACGGTGAAAATATGTTAATTGCAAATGCTGATGGTGCAGTTGACCTTTATTACGACAACTCACCCAAACTCGCCACCACCTCTGGCGGCATTGATGTCACTGGCACAATCACCTTTGATGGCGGCACAACATCCGCTAACCTTAACTTCGGCGACGGCGACAGAGCCGTCTTCGGTGCTGGCTCTGACTTGCAGATTTATCACGATGGGACGCATAGTTATATTGAAGATGCTGGCACTGGGGATTTAAGAATAAACGGAGACAACAATATTCGTTTAATGAATAGTAGCTTTACTAAGACCTCTATTCTTGCACAAACATCAAGCGCAGTAACTTTGTACCACGACAACTCACCCAAACTCGCCACCACCGCCACAGGCGTGGATGTCACTGGCAATATTGGCGTAACTGGCACAGTCGATGGTCGTGATGTCGCTACAGACGGCTCAAAGCTAGATGGCATTGAGGCTTCTGCGGATGTGACAGATAGTGCGAATGTAGCCACAGCAGTTACGGGGTTTCCAACGGATACGACCTTTGTAAGCACTGACCTTATTCCTGTTTACGATGTAGACCAAGCACGTTGGGAAAAGGGAACAGTTGCTAATGTGGCTCTTGCTGGCCCTACTGGCCCTACTGGCCCTACTGGCCCAGCTGGTGCTACTGGCCCCGCTGGTGCTGACGGTGCTGCAGGACCTACTGGCCCTACTGGCCCTACAGGACCTACTGGACCAACTGGGCCATCAGGAACTCCTGTTGCTTCTTCAACGACTGCTGTTGGTTCGTATGTTTTGGGTTTTTCGACAACTACAGGCTCGCCCGGAAGCACGGTCGGTGGTGCTTTTATCCAACACGGAAATGCAGACGGCGATCCAAAAACAAACCCCTTGTCTGGCACTTGGCGACGTCACGGGGCAACGTACGGCGGCAATGACCGAGAGCGAACTACAGTTTATCATAGGATTAGCTAATGACTATCACATACACAAATGCAAAAAATCCAAAGTGGGCAAATGTTGGAAAGACCAGAATTAACATTGAGGTTAATTTTGACCATCTCGATGAAGAATATGTGCCATTTACGGCTGACCCATTAGATGTTGAGGCTCACTGTATTGAGATTTACAATCGTGCAGTAGCTGGTGACTTTGGCGCAATAGCTGACTACACACCACCAGCCGACATTACTGGCGAAGATGCAATGACAATGCTTAGAGCAGAGCGTGATGCTTTGCTTACAGCTTCTGACTGGATGGTATTGCCTGACCGCACACCAACTGACGCACAACTAGCATACAGACAGGCTCTTCGTGACTTACCAGCTAACTATCCTAATGCTTACAAGACTTGGGATGAGGCTAGTACAGACTATATTTGGTCTAATGTTACTTGGCCTACGGTGTAATTTTTTATGGAAGGTGTTTACTACAAATATTCCGAAGAAAAAGACATCATCCATTTAGCAAATTTAAATTGTGAGCAGTTAGTAAATGAGTATTTTCTGCTAAAAGACAAGATGAATGAGCCTGATAAAACAGGAGGGGCTAAAGATAATGATGGTAATGTCTTAAAAGAAAATAAAGGTATTTTCTTATCTGAGGTTTATCAGCCAGAATATTCTTTTATTTCTCCAGCTTCTAAACTATTTGTGGAAATATATGAAGTAATGAAAGACCAAAAATTTCCTATAAAAAGCACTATGAACTATTTCAAAGGAAGTACCAGTCTTGAAATTTTGTTGAGTGAATATAAAAAGGGAAGTTATTATAAACCTCATAGGGACAGCTCATCTTTAACAATGCTTATTTGGCCTATGCCTAAAACATTTAAAGGCGGCGACTTAATCCTTAACGATTTTAATTACAAGGTTTCTTGCGAACAAAATACAGGGTTAATATTTCCAAGTCATTATCTTCACGAAGTGGGGGAAGTCGTTTATGATGGCAATGAAGAAAACACAAGAGTAACTTATACAGGTTTTGTAACATGACAAGAATTAATTGGCAAATGTGGCAAGGAACTGTTTCATCAGAAGAATGCGATGCCCTTATTAAAAAGTTAAAAGACGTTCCCAAAGAAAAAGGCGCGACATACAACGATAGCAATGATATTCGCAAAAGTAATATTAGTTGGGTTGCAGACCCAAACATAAAACTTTTGTTGTGGCAGTATGCTCAACAGGCTAATAGAGTTGCTTTTGGTTTTGATGTTACAAGCGCAGGAGATGTTCAATTTACGGAATACTCAGCCGAGTATGAAGGAAAATATGATTGGCATCACGATGTTGATTGGTTGGGGAAAAACGCCTTTGACAGAAAGATAAGTCTTGTCTTACAACTATCTGACCCTAATGATTATGAAGGTTGTGATTTTGAATTTTTTGAGGTGCAAAACCCAGAGCCTAAAGTATTAAAAGCAAAGGGGACAGTAATTTGTTTCCCTTCTTACATATCCCACAGGGTAACTGAAATTACAAAAGGCACAAGGCACAGTCTTGTTGCTTGGTTTGAAGGGCCACGTTGGCGATAACTATGGAAATGACCAACCTCATTGATATGCTTCTTGGTGTCATCGTAGCTGGTGGTGCGTGGTTCTTGGTTGGCTTGAGCAATGAAGTCAAGCGTCTCAGCATTCTTTTGAACAGGACACGTGAAGACTACGCAACAAAGGTGGAGTTACGTGACGATATGGATAGATTGATGGAAGCATTACACAGGTTGGAAGACAAACTGGATAGAGTGTTGCAAGGAAGTAGGTAACAAGCATGGCAGATGTAAACAAGATTTCAACCGATTCAGATATGTTAAATGAAATCGGAATGCAAGCAGCAGGACAACAGGCTGGAATTCCTACCGTTCAACCTTTTATACCGTCCGTGAGTTCTAGCGAATTGCAAACCACTGCGGGTGTGACTTTGGACCAGCTTGCAACCACCCCTACTTACGTCTCTGTTCCGGCTCCTGAAGTCGTTGCCCCTGCAGTTTCCACACCTAACTTGGGTGTTGTTCAAGGAATCAAGACAATTACTCCGGGTGTTACAGCCGCTGAAACAGCCCAAATCGGAGCCGCTCCTCAGATTGATTTTAGCCAAATTGAAGGTCAAGTGTCTGCACCTTCTGTTGCACAAGCTGCTACCCAAGAACTTGACGAACGTGCAACCATTCAATACCAAATGGAAAGTCTGCTGTCTGGCATCGAAGAAGGCAAACCTCTTCCGGCATGGGCATCTCCGGCTGCTCGTAAGATTGCAGGAATTATGCAAGCACGGGGTCTTGGTGCTAGTTCGATGGCTGCAGCAGCTATAACACAATCCGTAATGGAATCGGGTGTTGTTATCGCAGCACAAGATGCACAAAAATACGCAACCATCCAGCTTCAAAATCTAAACAACCAGCAACAAACGGCACTAACTAACGCTGCTAACTACGCTGCGATGGACAAAGCCAACCTTTCTGCAAGGTTGCAAAGTGCCGTGACTAACGCTCAAAGTTTACTGTCTATTGAAACTGCTAACTTAAATGCACAGCAACAATCTAACACACTCACATACAACGCTCTAACCCAAGCCATGTTCAAAGATGCTGCCGAAGAAAACGCCCGTCAGCAATTTAACGCAAAAAATGAAATACAGGTTGAAGAGTTCTTTGCCCAACTTGGATCACAAGTAGAAACTGCCAACGCCAACCGTGTAGCGGCTATGAATCAGTTCAACACCAGCGAATCTAACGCTATGGCTCAGTTTAACACATCAGTTCGCGATGCTCGTGACAAGTTTAATGCTAACATGCAATACGCCATAGACCAATCAAATGTTCAGTGGAGACGTCAAATAAACACCGCTGAAACATCAATCCAAAACGAAACAAACCGTATCAACACTCAAAACTTGTTTAATGCAAGCCAAAACGCCCTGAATAATTTTTGGCAAAAGTATCGTGACAACGCTGCTTGGAATTTTCAAAAAAGCGAATCTGCGCTCCAGCGAAACCACGAAGTTGGTATCATGGCTATGGAATTTGCTAACACTGAAAAACTTTACGACAAGCAACAGAAAGACAATCTTGCCGCAGGTATTGGTAACTGGATTGCAACTTGGATAGGAAGTTAACAGAATGTTTGATGTATTTACAGCTATAGCA